TGTGGCCGGTGTCGGCAGTAAACCCATGTTCATCAAGCCCGGAAGACTCGGTGAAAAATCCGCTCTGTCCGTTCCCGATGTTTTTCCCGCCCTCGGTGTCGGCAGTAAGCCCCTTTGATAAATAAACCCGGTCTGAACTTCCTGAGCTAATGTTCCGCTGTTCCCGAATACCTGTTCTTTCTTGCTCAGGTTCTCCGTGTGTGCATCCGCTGCGCATGGTGTTTTGAGTAGCCTCGGTGTCGGAAGTAAGCCTCTCATTGCCTTTGTTGGCAAGTCCTCTGCTACCCCTTTGTAGCCCCTTCCCTGCGCTCCTTTCCAATCCCGCGCTTGCGTTGTGGGCAACAAACCAAACCCTGTCTCTTCCGTGCGGGGCATTGCACGCCGCCGCAGGTATAACCACGGCCTGGACTTCGTAGCCCGCAGATTCCAGGTCAGAATGCACCTCGTCGAAAACCAATCCCCCGTTCCAATTAGTGAGGCCAAGAACGTTCTCCCCCACAACGTAGCGCGGGGCAATTTCGCGTATTGCTCTAAGCATCTCTGGCCATAGGTGGCGTTCATCTTCTTTTCCGAGCCGCTTTCCGGCCATGCTGTATGGTTGACAAGGGAAGCCACCACTAATGATGTCAATTGTTCCTCTGTGAATAGTGAAATCTGTTTGTGTGATGTCATGGTATTGAATAGCCTGAGGCCAGTAATGATGTAAAACTTTTTGCCCGAATGGATTCCACTCGCAATGGAACACGTTTTTCCATCCCATCCACTCAGCTGCTAAGTCGAAGCCGCCGATGCCGGAAAATAAACTGCCGTGATTCATCGCAGCGTATCAATCCCCTCCAACTGCTTCACATCATCCACGCACAGCACCACGAACCCGGACCGGTGCAATCGCTTCGCCATCTCCACTTGCAGCGGCGCCATTACACCGCCGGGCCGCTTCACTTCGATGAACACCGCCTGCCCATTACGCAGGGCTAACAGGTCGGGCCATCCGCGCTGTGAGTTCAGGCCCATTTTAGTGACGATCCACCCGCGAGCGGTCAGCCACTTGACGCAGTCCGTCTGGACGTGCTTTTCTAAGATTTTCTTTTCCATGGCTCAAAACATTTCGGTTTGAACGAGCTTATTAAAACGCTTGTGAGCTACCTCGCAGTTGGCTATGGCCTGTTTGAAATAGCTTTCTTTTAATTCGATACCGATAGCCTTGCGCCCCTGCGATACCGGCGAATAGACTTCGCTACCCACTCCCATAAACGGAGTCAATACCACTTCTCCGGGGTTGCTGTAAAGCTCGACAATGCGGTCTATTACATCTAATTGCAACGGGTGAACGTGCTTTTCGTCGTCTTCCTCTTTTGCATCCCTAAACGGCAAAACGTTATCAATCCGGATATCATCCCACACGCTTGAGGCATACCGCTGCCAGATCAGGTGCGACATCTTGTTTTCGCGCGGGTCGCCGTCAAACCCGATCCACTTTTTGCGGAAATCGGCATAGTTACCGTAAGTCTCGATGTGGGCCGGCAAAAAAGGCGTTTCACCGAAATACTCTTGCAGACCGCATGGATGCGTAACCGGCACTTTGTTATCTCCGCGCTTGGTGAAAATCAAAACGTAATCCGGCATGGCCGTAAAACACCGCGTAGAATCCTCTACGATAAACTTGTGCATCAGGCTTTGCACCATCGTCCGCATTCGCACCTTCAGCGGCTCTTTCCAGATGGTTATGCGGTTACGGTAATGGAACCCGTATTTCTCGTGAATGCGGATAATCTCATGCGGGAAATCCCATAGGTAACACTGGTTATCGTGGATGTCCGTGCAATGTACTGCGGTAATTCGGCCCGGCTTTGTTACCCTGGCTTTTTCCTTTACCAGAAATTCGTACTGCTGCAAAAATTGCTCTTTACTTTCGCAGTTACTGAAATCGTTTTCGGAGCTGCTGTAATTGTACAGGCCCGCGAAAGGCGGCGAATAAACCGATAGGTCGATACTTTCGTCGGCCAGTGTTGGCAGGACGTACATACAGTCGCTATTGTAAAGAGCGTAGTCGTTGGTAATCACTTGGTCTTTGATCATGGCTGTGTGTTTAGGAAGTTTGGTAAGATTATTTGTTTGTCAAATTGTTTTTTGAAGATTTTGAAATCTGAATTCACCTCGGCTGTTAGCTTGTCAAACATTTCAATAGCCCGGGCCTTTTTCGCTTGCAGGGTTTTCATTATTTCGGTCTGGCCGTCGGACATAACCAAATCCACGGTAACGGGCCGCGTTTGACCGAATCTCCAGAAACGCCGGATAGACTGGTAATATTGCTCATAGCTGTATGTCGGGAAATAGGTGCAATGATTGCAGTGCTGCCAATTTAAGCCAAAGGCGGTAATACTTGCCTTAGTTATTAGCTTTTTGATATTGCCGTCCGAAAAGTTAAGCAGTATGTCCTCCTTTTCGTCGATGGTCATCGCGCCGTAAATCTCGACCGCCATCGGGTTAAGGTCGCCGATAATTTTTGCCTCGTCGTTCAGGTTCACCCAGTGGACGGTCGTTTCGTGCATGGCCGCCAGTTCCACGGCTTTCTCGCACCGCTCTTGCAGGGTGTTGCGCACTTCGCTTTTGATCTCCCTAAACGATATGGCCGGCATATTGAAGGCCTGTATCTGCTGCCCGATAATGAAAGGCTTTGTGTTTTGCACTATGCTTACCTGTTCGATAAGCTCCGGCAAAATGTGGTATTCGTCGCTGTACCCAATATCCGACGGCTTGCGCATGGATATGCTCCAGCTTGACACCCATCGCCAAAAATCGCGCTCGGCATGGGGTTTGAGGTAGTATTCTTCGCCTTGCCTTGCTTTGCTTACCTGACTGAGTTTTGCGACGTTGTTCTGGTTATTCTTAAAAAACTTGCCTATCATGTCCATATAGCCCATATAACCCAGTGCCTCACTGCTGGTTCCTAATTCGATATGGTTATTTGGTGATGGTGTTGCGGAAAAGAGAAACCGGTATTTTGTCTTTTTCAGAAATGCGGTGATTGTGTTTTTTGTCGCGCCTTCAAAATTCTTTAAGATGCTACTTTCATCCAGCAGCACGCAATCAAAGTCCGCTGTATTGAATTTGTCCAGGCGCTCGTAATTACAGACCACGATGCGCGTATCGTGTTTGCCGTCCTTTGAATAACTAATATCCTCGATGCCGAATTTTTGCGCCTCTTTGATGAACTGGAACGCCACGGCCAAAGGGGTAATAATTAGCACCGGCTTTCCGGTGTATTGGTGATAATTGACCGCGATAGTCAGTTGAATAATTGTCTTACCCAGACCAGTATCGAGAAACACCGCGCACCGGCCTTTGCGTATCGCAAATTCGCAGACGTGTCGCTGGTACTCAAATAGTTTGTCAGGGTAATAGTTCGGCTCGATGCCGTAATCTTCGCCGCGATGGCGTTTGCTTTCGATAAATTCTTCGTAGGTCATGTGTGGTAGTTTTTTTCTGTGTGTGTTTGGTTTTCTCAATATTATACGCTAAACAAATCCCTCCTGTAATGCTGCAACGTGTAATCTTTCTTGTCATGAACAGCCGCCAAAATCTTGCTTTCAATCCCCCCGTCATATTGCAGCCATATCACCAGCGCTGGTGTAGCCCTGTTCAAAGACTGGAGCCGCGCCCGCGCCTGCCAGTAGGATACCGCCGCAAAGTCGATGTTGTACATGATCAGCGCATCCGCCGACGATAGGTTCACCCCTTCGCGCCCAGCTGCTATCTGAAGCAAGATATGCGCCGGGCCGGTCGCCGCTGCGAACCGCTCAGGGCTTGAGCATCCGCCACCTAACACCTCAGCCAGCGCATTGCATTCAGCTTGGTACTTGTAAAACACCGCGATCTTACGCCCGGACCACTCCCGCTTAATCCATTCGGCCTTGGACCGGTCCGCCACTATCCGCTCGCCGCGCTCGGTTATCACCGTCCCGCCGCATAGCTGGTGGATTTTCTGCATCTCTTTAACCGCGGTATCTGCCACCACCATGTCGCCGCTCCGCGTATGGAATAGTTTATCCCGGCGCAGCAGCCGGATAGCGGTCGCAATGTGCGACGGCATGGGTACCGTTTCCACGCGCTCCGTAACCTCGCACTTGAACCCGGCTTCCTCTTGGGTGTACGAAATCATAAAAGCCCGCGCCTCATCCATTACCCGGGTGTCCTTGCAGTTGTGATACTGCTTGACCATGCGCCCGTTAATGTACCGCTCGAACGGTTCGCCGTACTCAGCATACCACTTGTAAAAGTTCGCGTACTGCATCCACGGCCCGCGCCCTGTAGCGTAGAACTGGTGGAATAACTGGCAGGTACTTTCCGGCGTCGGAGTTCCCGAAAGCAGTAGATGCGCCCGGGCCGGTATGGCCTTCACCTGCTCTGTCCGTTGGTTCGGCCTTGGGTATTGGCCCATTGTATGCGCTTCGTCAAGAATGACCACGCAATACCCGCCCTCCGGCGCTTCGACCTTGTGCAAGCTTTCCCAGTTTATGAACTCAATCGAATAGCCCGCGCCTGCGCCTTGCATGACCTGGTAATCCATCCGTATCGACCCCGGCTCCTGCACCGTTCCAAGCGCCTTCAGTTTCGACACGAACAAAACCCGCTTCGCGCCGTATAGCGAGCAAGCGTGCATGGCCGTGAACGTCTTACCCGTCCTAACCTGCATCGACAGGTAACAGACACCACGGGTGCGCAGCATCTCTGCCGCACGCCCCGCGATGTCGTTTTGGTAGTCCCTTAGCTGCATTGGTTAATCCTTAACCGCCCTTCTCCACTCCTGCTTCCGCTCGTTGTAGCACTCGGCCCA